ACATCAACACCTACACCGACTAGTACACCTACACCGACTAGAACATCAACACCTACACCGACTAGTACACCTACACCGACTAGTACACCTACACCGACTAGAACATCAACACCTACACCGACTAATACGGTTACGCCGACTAGTACACCTACACCAACTAGAACATCAACACCTACACCGACTAGTACACCTACACCGACTATTACACCTACACCGACTAGTACACCTACACCAACTCCAACATCAACTACAGTAATTTCTGCCTCTTTAGTATTTAACTTAGACGCCGCTAACTATTCATCAATGCCTACAAATGGCTCTACAATTGATGGTACTGGTGCCTATGCTATTACAATGACAAATACCGGCGCTAGTATGACTTGGAACTCTGCTAATGGTGGAGTATTTAGAAAATCTGCAGTAGGAACATCGGATATGTTCTATGTAAGTAATTTAAATTATTCTACCGCAAGCCAACCTTGGACAGTATTTATGACGTACAAATGGAGTGGTGTAACTGGTGGTAGATTACTAAATGCTAATACGGCATCTCCAGATTTCTTAATGGGACTATGGAACTCACCATCCGTAATGAATATTGCTTTTAATGAATCCTTTGTTGGTAGTACTTCAACACCATCAGATACTAATTGGCATTTTATATGGATGAGTAACGATGGATTAAATACAACTAATAGTACAAAGTCGTATATAGCAACTAGTGTAGCTCCATCAACTACAAATGGAACTCGAAATGGAAGTTCTGGATTTAACGGATTAAGGTTATTTGGTAGATTTGTAAGCTCTACATCAAGTACTGAACCAGTAACAGCAGATGTAGGATTTGTAAAAGTGTACAATGGAGTATTAACATTAGCTGAAATACAAGCATTACACGCAACATATAAAACAAGATTTGGATATTAGAAGTAATATTAAAATAATATATTTATAACATATGGAATTTTTTATAAGACAAGGGGCCTCTGACCCAATATTAAAGATGAGGATAATTGATGATGGTAAAAATGATAAGTCGTCTTTCAATGATTTATTGGAAAATTCTGACATTACTTTTGAGATGTTTGAATTAATGACAGATATACCTGTTATATTAAATGCGACTTGTAATATAACAACAAGAACAAAATTATATAATCAAACTACTGATGAATATTACATTACGTATAGATTTACAGAATCACAAACATCAAAAATAGGTAAATTTGAAGGTAAAATCACAATACAATTTAATGATACAAATGGGAATCCAACCAATAAATTAATTTTACCAATAAAAGAAAAATTATTTGTTACAATTTTTTGATAATTTATTAGTATATTTGTATCCAAGACAAATTACACTATATCGGTGTAAGATAATGTGTCAAATATAAAATTTTATACTATGTCAAAAATAATATCCCAAGAAGTAATTGAAAACTTCTTAAACGGCGGTGATCCGGAAAAATACATTGTTAGTGTTGAATATGATTATAGAACAAATAAAATATATAAAATAATACAAGACCCTGAAAAAGGGAAACATATAAAACAAGATACATTTACACCCTTTCTTTGGGTTGGTGATTTAAGTGGATTAAATTTCTACAATAATGATAAATCACTACAAAAGAATAAAATGGGTGAACATGGTATTATTATAGATAAATTAGAAACCGGTAAAAATGAACGTTTAGAAAAAGGTTTAACTTTTTTGGTAAAATCAATAAAAGGATACACAAGTTTAATTAATTTTTTCAAACAAGGTGGTATAGACCCTTGGAATGAAAAAGTAAAACATTTATTCACTATTTTAACACCAGTTGAACAATATTTAATCCAAAAAAATAAAAGACTTTTTAAAAATATTGATGATTATTCTGATGTTCATCGTTTTGTTTTTGATATTGAAACAACAGGTTTAGATCCAAATATAGATAAAATAATTTTAATTGGTGTTAAGGATAATAGGTCTTTAAAAGAAACTATAGATGCTTTTGGTGAAGATGGTGAGAAAAAATGTATCGAAAAATTCTTCTCTTTAATTAGAGAAACAAAACCAACAATTATTTCAGGATATAACTCAGCATCATTTGACTGGCCATTTATATTAAAAAGAGCATCAATATTAAACGTAAATGTCAAAGAATTAACTCAAATTTTTACATCACAAGGAATAAAAGAAAAAGAAAGTATTTTAAAACTTGCAAATGAAGTTGAACCATATACCCAACATGTAATTTGGGGATTCAACATGATTGATATTTGTCATTCGGTTCGTAGAGCACAAGCAATAAATTCCGAAATAAAATCATGGGGATTAAAATATATTACAAAATATTTAGAAAAAGAAAAAACAAATCGTGTTTATGTTGATGGTGCTAATATTTCTAAAATATACTTAGAGAATGAAAGTTATTATTTAAATCCAAAAACAGGGAATTATAAAAAAATAGGTGATTTAGGTACAGAAAATTTATTAGAAAAATATCCTGGTAAATATGAAATATGGACAGGTAAAAAAATAGTAGAACAATATCTTGATGATGACTTAACTGAAACAATGGTAGTTGATGATTCATTTTCACAATCAACATTTTTACTTTCTAAATTAATACCTACAACTTATGAAAGAATTGCCACAATGGGTACTGCGACATTATGGAAAATTATAATGTTAGCTTGGAGCTATGAAAATAATTTAGCAATACCAAGTAAAGATGAAAAAAGACCTATTACTGGTGGTTTATCAAGGTTATTAACTGTGGGGTATTCAAAAAATATAGTTAAATTTGATTACGCGTCTCTATATCCTTCAATACAGTTAGTTTATGATGTTTTTCCTGATTGTGATATTATGGGTGTACAGAAATCTATGTTAAAATATTTTCGTAACATTCGTATTAAATATAAAAGACTTGTTAGTGAACTTGCTAAAACAAACCCTATCGAGGCGGAAATGTATGATAGAAAACAATTACCAATTAAAATTTTTATAAATGCTTATTTTGGTTCTTTATCAGCACCTCACGTATTTCCATGGGGTGATATGAATATGGGTGAAACAATTACTTGTGTCGGTCGTCAATGTCTTCGTATGTTGATAATGTTTTACATGAAAAAACATTATAAACCACTCGTTATGGATACTGATGGTGTTAATTTTGAAACACCCGAAGATATTGATGATCATGTTTATATTGGTAAGGGTTTAAATGAACTTGTTGAAAAAGGGAAAGAATATCGTGGTATTGAAGCTGATACTGCTGAATTTAATGACATTTTTATGAGGAATGAAATGGGTCTTGATATTGATTATACGGCACCGTCTTGTATTAATGTTTCTAGAAAAAATTATATTATTAAATTAATAAAAAAAGGAAAAGAGAAAATTAAACTAACAGGAAACACTATTAAATCTAAAAAATTACAACAGTATGTTGTAGAATTTTTAGATGAAGGTTTAAAACATTTATTAAATGGTGATGGTGTTTCATTTATTGAATTATATTATGATTATGTAAATAAAATTCATAATAAAGAAATACCACTATCTAAGATAGCAAATAAATCACGTGTTAAACAATCAATTGACGACTATAAAAAATACGTTAAAAAAACAACAAAATCAGGATCTTTAATGTCGAGACAAGCTCACATGGAACTTATTTTATTGAATGATTATCATGCTGGTTTAGGTGAAACCATATACTATGTTAATAATGGTACTAAAAAAACAAGTGGTGATGTACAAAAAATAACAAAAGCAACTAAAAAACAACAAGAAGAATATTTTAATAAAAATGGTAAACAAATACCTTCTAATTTTATTGAAATAAATTGTTATATGATATCTGAAAAAGAGATTCAAGATAATCCTAATTTAACTGGTGATTATAATGTACCTCGTTATTTATCAAATTTTAACAAACGTATTGAACCATTACTTGTTGTGTTTAAACCGGAAATTCGTGATGAAATTCTTATCGAAGACCCAAAAGATAGACAATACTTTACAAAAACCCAATGTGATTTAGTTAGTGGTTTCCCATTAAAAGAAGATGGTCAAGATAAATTTGATGAAGTAATGACTTTATCTGATAGTGAAGTCCTGTTTTGGAACAGGATTAAACGTGACCCTTTCTTTATGTATGTAGAAGATAGTATTGATTTAGTCGACAAATATTGGATAGACCATAATAGAAAAGTTGTAAATTTACAAGCTAACAGTACCAAAAGTAATGAAGATGAAATCATATCAACAAATGGAAATGATTTTGCTCACCATGTAAATCATTTATGATTTATATTACATTATATGGTGATTGCATTGGTCTAAATTTTAATGCTTTATTTAGATTTTCAGCTTCAGCTCCTTTTCTTTCAAGAATTTTTTCCGGACGAAGTCTATCTAATCTTACCGTTAATTCTTCGACTAATTTTAATTTTTCATCTTTTGCTTCAGTTTGTAAAGATTGATAGTCAAGTTTTACTGTACTATCAGGAACTTGTAAATCACCTGAAAATTTACTCCATATTCTAGCCAAACCTTCTTTTGAATATGCTATAAAATATTTTCTAACCCAATTTTGTGAAGGTTTATTTAACATATCCCAAGTTAATTCTTCTGTTTCAACATCAGACGGTAATTTAATAATTCCTTTATTTTTATCTATACAAGTATCTACTGTTGTTGTATCATAATACCAATACCAAACTTTTTGTCTATTGTTACGAATAGAACCAAAATCAAACCTACCACCAGGTACATTATATAAATGTACGACTTTAGTACCGTTGGGTCCTGCGGTCACTCTATATGTTAGTTCACCACCAATTAAACGATTTTTAATGTTTCTATCTTGCATCCTTAATAATAAATCGTATGCAGGTAACATAAAATATGAACCAGATGAACCTTGTTGAGCGAATCCACCAACACCACCAAAAGCAACTCCACCAAGTCCACCAAAACCACCTAAAAACGGGTCAACAATTGAATCTGTTAATTCAGCTCGACTAAACCACAATAATTCATTTATCTCTCTTCCTGCTGGAATTATATAAGTTTGAGTGTTTGCACTTAATGATATATAATCTTTTTTTAATTCTGCGTCACCACCTGTTTGTAACCCAACTATCTTAGAATATGAATGTGTATATTGTGTTTCATAATCTAAACTTCTAGTTGTAAAGGCTCTAGATAATGATTGGGTATCCACATTTAAACCAGCTAAAGCAGACCATTGAGATTCAATTAACCAGTCACTAACATATTGTTCATATTCAGAAATAGATAATTCTATAAAAGTATCCATTTGTTCTTCAGTAAGTTCAACTCCCCTTACTGGCATTCCTAAAACATGTAATACTTGTGTGAATAATTTTTCTTTTTCTTGTTCTGAGATAATTGTTGTCATGATTTTGTATATTCTTATAAATATCTTATATTTGTATATTATTGTAAATAAATTATATTTGATTATGTATTATCACGAAGCTAAAAGATTGATGGACGATTACACTTTTAAGATGAACTATAAAGATGAATGTAATGATGTAATGAAAAAAAAGGGACTGGAAAATAATCAATGGGTAGAACATGAAATAAATGGAAAATTTGGTCTTAAAGATAAAGATAATCGTTGGTGTTGGAGAAACACAATAAACACACATCCGAATTGTTTTGCTGAATTATATAACATTTCACAAGAATTAGGATGTAATGAAATTGATTTTTATGATAAATCTAATCAACTTGAAAATATTAAAAAGTTATGGAGTTTTTTAGAAAAAAATTGGGAATTAATTTTTACCGATAATATTGAATCTAAGTATTTTTACAAATTATTATTAAAAACTAATAAATCTTGGTCGTTAGGTCAAATTACCACTATTGCGTTTTTATACGTTTTTAGAGAAATATTTGAAGACAATGAATTTAAAAAAATTAATTTTTCATTAGATAGAGGAGATATATTAGATTTTAAAGGTATTGATATTCAATTAATAACAAAAAAAAATGAAGAAATAACAATCCAAGTTAAGACTGGACAATTTACCGAAAGAACATCTAAATACTCATTAACTAGTTCAGTTAATGATTTAAAATCTATTGCAACACATTATTGTTTTGTTAACATACAAGAAAATGAGACAAAAATCGTAGTTTTTAAAAATGAAAAAAAACTAATAGAAAATTATCCTCCTGTACATACATTCTCAAAAAAATTATTAATAAATAAACCAATAACAAAAAATATGGTAATACCACAAAAACTACACGAAATGTTAATATTTTGTGCTGAAAATAAAATAGTATTTGATTTAAAAAATAATGAAGACGAAGAAAATAATGTTTCTTGGTCACTAAGTCCTGAAAAAATAGTAACAGTAACAATTGGAGATTTTAAAAAAGAAGATTTGGGTGATTATATATCAACAAAATTTGAAGAATTAAAAGAGGCTCTTAAGTAATGTATTAGCGAAACTTTCACCATATTCACCATCACCCATAACTTGGTCAATAATGTTTTTCTTTTTTTGTAAAATATTATAGACAATCATTTCAATAGTATTTTCAAAAACAGGATAATAAACTAACACACTATTTTTTTGTCCGTATCTATACGCTCTATCTTCTGCCTGTGAATGGTCTGAAGGTACAAATGATAAATCATTCATTATAACAACCTCAGCAGCGGTTAATGTAATTCCAACACCACCAGCCTTAATATTTGATATGAATATTTTTATTTTATCATCATTTTGAAATTTATCAACACTTTGTTGTCTTTTATCTTTTGACATTCTACCATCAAGAATTACGGAATTTTTTTTATATTTTTCATGTAACATATCCAAACTTGAGGTAAAATTTGTAAACACTATAACTTTTTTTCCTTGTTCAATAACTTTATCGATTAATTCACAAGTATATGGTACTTTTTCAAAAGCAATAACTTGTCTTAATTTCATTAAACGATTTATTGTAACTGTTAAAGATTCTTTATTCCTATTATCTTTTGAAATTCTTATAAAATCTTCCAATTCATCACTATAAAAGGTACTGGTTAAATCTAAAAAGATTGGACTAACCATCTTTTCAGGTAAATCAAGAATATCAGTTTTCATTCTTCTTAGAACAATATTTTTAGTTCTTTCTCTAAGTTCATCTAAATTAGATGACCCATTTGTGTTCCATATTTTTTTACCACCTACTTTAAACTGATAACCTGCACAATATCTTTTAACATAACCTTGCCAATTTAGTGCAATTGGGGAATCGACTATTTTTAATAAATTATAATAATTAATTGGTCTTGATGTCATTGGTGTACCTGTTAATAACCAAACTTTTGGGATGTTCTTAACCAAATCATTAATTAATTTAGTTCTTTGTGCCGTAGGATTTGAAATATAATGAGCCTCATCAATGATTACTAAATCGAATTTTTCATTTTCAATTAATTTATATGATTCAATATTTTCTGTTTTATCCATACTATGATAATTTTTTATAATATCATAATTAATAATATAATAATCAAATGTTGGTTCCCAATTTTTACCTTCAACAATTAATATATTTTTATCAGAATAATTTTTAATTTCTCTGTACCAATTTATTTTTAAGGATGATGGACAAATAACTAAAACTTTCTTGGATTCACTTTCTAATGATGCAATAATTGCTGATGTAGTATTGTGTGTAACAATACAATGTTCTGTAACGTATAACTTATCAGGCGCGTCAACGGATATACACGTACATTCATCTTGACCAATTTTTTCTATATTTTTAATATACCTACCCGTTGGATATTTTTTAGGTTCATTATATCTTTCTGACTTTCGTTTTAAACGAAACGGATTCATTCCTGATGGTAGTTTTATATTTACACGATAAGATATTGAACATTCCACACGTTTACCATCTTTTTTATAAAAACTCCTTCTTGATTTTTTTCTTGCGATACCTCCTAATGTTTGAACAATTTCACACACATCGTCGCATAATTTTTCAGAAATTGTTGAATATTCAGTTCCTCTAAAAGAACCATTTTTTGATAACATACAATGACCATCAGTATCCATTAAACCTTGTAATATTGCAAGTCGGTTCTCAATAGATGAATATTTATATATCTCAGGTATAAATTTATTATGAGAACGAGTGTTATCTAATTTTAAATCTCTAAGTGGTTCTCCAATATTTAAATTACCTTTTCTTTTATTATCCTGTGATTTATTTTCTTTTAAATTAAAGTTTTCAAATAACTCATCATAATCGTCTTTATGAACAGTAAAAACACATGATGAGTTAGTAATATGACCATCCCCAAGACAAAGTCCAAGTAAATATGGTTCTATAGGTAATTCGTTATTATTTTCAAAATTAATTGGTTTTACAATCGGAATCTGCCATTTGTTATTACCATTTGGGGATTTATAATAAGTTGAAAATTCGTATGGTCTTTTTTCATTCCATCCTGTTCCGATTTGTTTTAATTTTAAATCTTTATCTAACATTTGTTCGGTAGATAAAGTGATATATCGATTTTCTCTATTTTTAGAATTATCACCACTATTATTAGAACTAACACACCATAAATGTTCTCCACCAACCATCACTGAAAACCCATCATTAAATGTGACTTGATATGTATCTATCACTCCTTGTGGAAATACTCCTGTGACATTATATGATTCACCATCAGATCCAATAATTTTATCTCCAACTATAATATCACCAATTCTCTTTCTTCCGTAAGGGGTAAAAATCTCATTATTAACAAGTTCCGCTTTACCCACGCCCATATCGTCAGCTAAAATAAACTTATTATTTGATAATAATTTCTCTATTGCTTCTTTTTGATGATTCATGGGTACCCTATGAGAATAAGGAGAATAATCAATAACTCTATTTAATTTTTTTTCTTCTTGAATAACAGCGAATTTTGGTAACCAAATTCCTTGATTATTTTGATTTTCTGTAATTTTACCCCATATATGATAAGCGTTTTCACTTTCACATAATAATTTTTCACACCAAATTTTTTCTGGTAACAAAGATAAATTTTTATCTTTCATTAAATTCTCAGCAAAATTTTTGGTAATAACTATATATTTTTTTGCTATTTTTGGTACAACATTACAATACTTTATAACATATTCAGATTGTGTTCTTGTTAAATTATATTTTATATTATTAACCATTTTTTGTTTCCAATCTAATATTTGATTGTTAAATCCTTCATATTTTAACAATATTTCTCTAGCTTCTATTTCAGGTATTTTATTCTCCATAATACACAAATATACTTAAAAATTTTTTAATAATAAAACTATTTATTAAATATGAAACAAAAAATACCTATAACAAGACTCACTAAATTTTTTTCTGAAGATGATTTTAAATTAAATCAACAGATAGGTCAAGAATATCTCCATGGTGACCTTAATATGAAATTAGTACTATTTAGAATTAACACACAAAGAACAGATATTGATAATGTTTATGGTGAAGTTGGAAAAGACCAAATAAAATTTTTTCCACCCGTTGAATTTAATGGTTTGGTAAAAATTGAAGAACCAAAAAATAGTACATATAAAAACGGATTAAACAGATATTTAGAACCTGGTAATATGGTAGTTTCAGTTTACATTTCTCATTTGGAAGAATTAAAAATTGATATTAAGTATGGTGATTTTATTGGTTACCCTGAATCGGAAGAAAGGGTAAGATATTATACAGTAGTAAACGATGGAAAAGTAATATCAGATAATAAACATAATATGTTTGGTTTTAAACCATATTATAGAACAATAACTTGTGTTCCTGCACAAGAGTCCGAATTTAGAGGTATATAATAATATTAATCAAATAAGTTAGATTATTTATAATAAATTAAAAAATGGGACTACCTAAAAGAAAAAATGATATTCAGGTTTATGGTGTTAGTGAAAACGTAAACGAACCTAACATTAAAGGGAGAAGAAAAGAGTTGTTGGAAAGAATAACAAAATCAGATACTTTTTTACCTGATTCAATTCTCCATGAAGACCTTGATTTAGGTATGTTAAATTTTATAACAGAAAATTTTAAAATAGTTTCTGATGGGGAGGAAATTCCAATAATACCTAAAATTTTAACAATTCAAAGATGGGGTGAAATTTCAAATAACTGGTCATTTTCTGATGAAAGTGGTAATATAAAATTACCTTTCATTGCAGTAATCAGAAAACCTGATGTTCAATTTGGAACTAATCCATCTATTCATAGAACTATACCAGATAGAAGACAATTTTTTTATGCGTCAGTTCCTAATTGGAATGGTACACAAATTGGTGCGGATGTGTATAAAATACCACAACCAATTGCAATTGATATTTCATTTGAAGTAACTGTTATTTGTAATAAATTAAGAGATATAAATCTTTTTAATAGGAAAATATTACAAAAATTTTCATCTAGACAATCGTATACCACAGTAAAAGGACATTATATTCCAATTGTATTAGAAAGAATTGAAGATAGTAGTCCAATGGAGTCTTTAGATAATAGAAGATTTTATATTCAAAATTATTCTTTTTTAATGTTAGGGTTTTTAATTGATGACGAAGAGTTTGAAGTTAAACCAGCTATTAGTAGATTATTTTTATTAAATGAATTTATTCAAAGTAATAATTTTATAAAAAAATATGTTACAAAAACTATTGAAGTAACTATATCATCTTTCCCTGCTGATGGAATACAAACTTCTTTTAGTGTTGGTGAAACTATTAATATTTTATTTACCGTAACAATAAATGGTCTTGTTCAAATTAGAGATGAGGATTATTATCATGTGTCTCAAACTTCTAAAATAACTTTTGATGAACCACCTATTGAAGGTTCAACAATTACTATAACATATTTTAAAGGTAAAAACGATTCATTTATAAATACATTTGGAAAACCACTTAATGTTTATTATCAAAATTTTATATACAATGGAAGTTCTTTAGAATTCACCACAAACTCATCTATTGATAGTGTTATTAGTTTTGATATTAATGGTCTTATTGAAGAAGAAAGTGTTGGGTATGAAGTTTCTGGTGACTATAAAGTAAAACTTTTAGGTGTACCAATTATTGGTTCAAAAATAGGTCTTGTTTATTTAAGTTAATTTTCACCATATATATCTTTTTTCTTAGATTTACAATTTTCTTCTATCCATTTTTGGATAATCTTATACATTTTAAATCCATTTTTATCACAATGTTCTTTTAAGATTTCGTGATGTTTTTTACTTATTTTAATATTTTTTAATATTATTTTTTCCATAAAGATAATTTAATGTTTTAAAAGATATTTTTTTATCTTTTTTTAAAAATATATAAAAATCTTTGATAAAAATAAAGATATTTATAATATAAGAAATAAAATAAATAAACCAAAATTTTAAAAATGGCAAATTCAAATAGAGTTTTCGTATCTCCAGGTGTCTACACCTCAGAAAAAGATTTAACATTTGTTGCACAAAGTGTTGGTGTCACAACTCTCGGATTAGTTGGTGAAACATTAAAAGGCCCTGCCTTTGAACCTATACTTATTAGTGATTATAATGAATTTAAACAATACTTTGGTGGTTCAACACCTGTTAAAGATGGTAATGGTAATCCAAAGTATGAATTACCTTATGTTGCAAAATCGTATCTTGAGGAATCAAATCAACTTTTTGTTACAAAAATATTAGGATTAACCGGATATAAACCAGTTAAAACATTCGCAATTAAAACAATTGGTGGTGTTGAATTAGGTTCATTAAGTGGTTCAACTTCTGGAACATGTGACCCATCAACTAATGCACAAATAACAGGAAGTACATTTTACCAAAAATTATCGGGTATAACAACTTATGATGGTGAAACCTTTTTAGATTATATGACACAAACATTTAGTAGTAATACTAATGCAAATAATGGTCAATGGTTTGTTATTGGTTTGGTACCTGAAAATTCAATAACAGGGTTGGTTAGTAGTGATGAAGAGATATCACCATTAACTGGACTTATAAATTCGACAACCCCAAATGGAAAAGAATGGTATAATCAATTATGTAATACTAATGGTACTGAAGTTTATTCATATTTATTTGTTTATACTTCAGGTGGTACAGGAACTTTTAATATAACTCAGTTCACATATAATTCAACATTATTAACTGATTATAATAACCAAGTAGTTGTTTCTTTTAGACCAAGAGGTTCATATTCAGGACAAACACTATTACTTGAAACAACAGGTAACACACAATTTAATATTAGTGGAAATGATTTATTAAAAAATCCATTAGCTGAATTTACAATCAATGTTACGGGTTCAACAAGTGGTTCTAAATCATTTACATGTTCTATGGATACAACATCATCAAAATATATTACTAAAGTTTTAGGTACTGATGTTTTTGATAAACCAAAAGATGATATTCCTATTTATGTTCATGAAACATATCCTAATTTTTTATCTTCAGCATATAAACAAGGATTTATAAGAGGATTAAGTTTAGATGAAGTATATGTATCAGAAGGAAATAATTTTGCAACACAATGGGATACCCCATTATCACCAATGGTAGTATCAGAAGTTAGAGGTGGTAAAGTTTCAGATTTATTTCAAGTAATTACTGTTTCTGATGGAAATAGTGCAAATGAACAAGTTAAGATTTCAATTATAAATATTAATATTGAAACTGGTGAGTTTGACCTTTTAGTTAGAGATTTTAATGATACTGATGAAAATCAAGTTGTAATTGAAAAATTCTCACGTTGTTCAATGAATCCTGATTTACCTGGTTACATTGCAAGAAAAGTTGGAACATCTGATACTGAATATGAATTACGTTCAAAATATATCATGTTGAATATGGCTTTAAATCATCCTGTAGATGCATTTCCAGCAGGATTTAAAGGTTTTGTAAATAATTCTTCATTTTCAGGTTCTACATTAGGTTCAATAATGTATAAAACTGAATTTTATGATGCTGGTGATATTATTGGATATAATGTGGATGGTTCTGAAATTCAATCATCAGGTGATAAAGTAAAAAAAATAAGTTTTGGTCTTTCCTCACAAATGGGATACGATAAAGATTTATTTAAGTTTAAAGGTACGTCATCTATCACAACAACAAGTGGTTTTCATTTGTCAGTTAATGCTGCACCTATTACAGGAACAACATTTATTACAACACCATATAATTTAGAGAGTCAAACAGGTGTTGATAATGTATTAACAAATATAAATTATCGTAAATTTACATTTACAGTATGTGGTGGTTATGATGGTTGGGATATATATAGACAAGTTAGAACATATAGTGACCAATATATTTTTGGTAAACAAACATATATGAGTGGTAACACATCAAACGGTGGTTTGTTTAGTACATCTGTTGGTAATTCTGATTATTATTCTTATTTACAAGGTATAAATACATTTTCTAATCCCGAATCAGTTAATATAAATATTTTTGCAACTCCTGGAATTAATTTTTATGACCATAGTTCTTTAACATCACAAGCAATTGATATAATGGAAAATGATAGAGCAGATTCACTTTATATAATTGCACCACCAAATTATTCTACTGTTGAAGAAGTTGTAGACGCATTAGATAATGTTTCATTAGACACAAATTATTCAGCAACATATTGGCCTTGGATTCAAGTTAGAGACGCTGATAATGCTACTCAATTATTTATTCCACCAACTGGTGAAGTTGTTAGAAACATCGCTTTAACAGATAATGTATCTTTTCCATGGTTTGCAGTTGCTGGTTATTCAAGAGGATTAGTTAAATCAATTAAAGCAGTTAAAAAATTGACTTTAGATGAAAGAGATGAACTATATAAAAATAGAATAAATCCAATTGCTACTTTTTCTGACACTGGAACAATTATTTGGGGAAATAAAACTCTCCAAGTAAGAGAATCTGCTTTAGATAGAATAAATGTAAGAAGACTCTTATTAAGAGCTAGAAAACTTATTTCAGCAGTTGCGATTAGACTATTATTTGAACAAAATGATGAACAAGTAAGAAATGAATTTTTAAGATTGGTAAATCCAATATTAGAAGCAATAAAAAGAGAAAGAGGTTTATATGAATTCCGTGTTACGGTATCAAATGAACCAGAAGATATTGATGCAAATACACTTAGAGGTAAAATTTACATAAAACCAACACGTAGTTTGGAGTTTATTGATGTAGAATTTATAATTACTCCAACAGGTGCTTCATTTGATAATATTTAAAAAATATATTTTAATTATAAACCCCTATTTAAAATTTAAGTAGGGGTTTTTTTATTTTAATAAAATTAATTTTTTTTATTATACTAGTATCTAGTATCTAGTATCTAGTATCTAGTATCTAGGATCTCTAGTATCTAGGATCTCTAGTATCTATGATATCTAGTATCTAGTATCTAGGATCTCTAGTATCTAGGATCTCTAGTGCAAAAATATAAATTAATAAATTAATAATCAAG